AAACGAGCGTGGACTTTATCCGACGACACAGAAGTCCGCGAAGTCACGTTTGAAGACGGACTTTTACGGATCGTACTTGGGAAAGTAGTACCAGAGCATCACGCCCGAAAGGACTATCTCTAAATAAAAATAAAAATGAAATCCTTCCACCAGTTTCTTAATGAAATAAAAACCATTTCATACCCAGCTGCTTGGAAACATAAAGTTTATCATAAAGGAAGAGTGACTAATGTTGGTGCTGGAAGAGCAGTTCCTATTAATCCTGGAAGTGGTGCTGGTGATGGTGGTGGGGGTAACGGAGACTAAATATAACTGAATATCGTCGGCGCTATGCCAAGGGAGGTAACTGGCAAAAACCAGTTGACACCTCCCATTTTTCTTGCTAAAATATCTGAGGGTAATAGGAACAAAATGTCTAGTAAATTGATGCTCCTTAAAACGGGAGAAACTATAATCACGGATGCAAAAGAACTAGTTTCTGATGAAGTCATATTGGGATATGTCCTAATAAATCCACATTATGTTGAAGCAAAAGAAAAACTTGTTTTAACTGAAAGTAAAAGTGGAAAATCTAATTATGAAATAGATGTTATCTTGACTCCTTGGTTAATCTTATCAAAAGATAAACAGTTTGTTGTTTCAAAAGATTATATTGCTACAATTTGTGATCCTATAGAAACTGTCGAAAAAATGTATAGGGAAAAAACTGGATCTAAATTAGAAGTTACTGAAACTGAGGTTAATGAAGATGAGTGATAAAGTTGTAAAATGTGTACTTATTGGAGTGGATACTGTTATAATTGCAGAAATGGAAGAGTTAATGTCTGATATTGGAGAACCAGATTGTAAACTTATTAATCCTTATCGATTCTATGATTTGAATAAAATGGAACCCTGGGTTAAATCTTCAGATCAAAAAGAATATATGATAAGATCAAGTGATATTTTAACTATTGCAGATCCAACTTCCGAAGTTATTGAAAAGTATCTTGAACTAACTGCCTGATGAGATTTTATACAAACGTTCAAATGGTCGGGGATCACTTCTTGGTCCGTGGTTATGAAGATGGTAGACACTTTATGACCCGTGAGAAGTTTAACCCGACTCTTTTTGTCCCTTCACAAAAGAAAACTAAATATCAGACTTTAAGTGGTGAATATGTGGAATCAGTCCAACCTGGTTCTGTTCGTGATTGTCGTGAGTTTATTAAAAAGTATGAGGGTGTAGAAAATTTTAAAATCTATGGCAATAGTCAATACATCTATCAGTATATCTCTGAGATGTATCCAGAGGAGGAGTTGAAGTTTGATATTAGTAAAGTAAAAGTTACCACTTTGGACATCGAAGTTGCATCGGAGAATGGATTCCCTGATGTAGAGTCTGCTGCGGAAGAAGTTTTGCTGATCACTATTCAGGATTACTCCACAAAGCAAATTAATACTTGGGGATTGGGACCATTTAAAGGTAATCAGAATAATGTTAGATACAGATCTTTTTCAACTGAATATGATTTGTTAAATGATTTTATCAATTGGTGGATGATTGAATCTAATACGCCAGAAGTTGTAACTGGGTGGAATAGTAAATTGTATGATATTCCATATCTTGTTAGGCGTATTGATCGTGTTCTTGGTGAGAAACTGATGAAACGTTTGTCACCTTGGGGATTAGTTACTGAGGATGAAACTTATATTTCTGGTAGAAAGCACGTTTGTTATGATGTTGGTGGCATTTCTCAGTTAGACTATCTTGACCTTTATAAAAAGTTTACCTATAAGGCGCAGGAATCTTATCGTCTGGATTACATTGCCGAAGTTGAACTTGGGCAAAAGAAACTGGATCACTCTGAGTTTGATACCTTCAAGGATTTCTATACAAAGGGTTGGCAAAAGTTTGTAGAGTACAACATTAAGGACGTGGAACTTGTTGACCGAATGGAAGACAAGATGAAACTGATTGAACTTGCTCTCACGATGGCATATGACGCCAAAGCGAACTATGAGGATGTATTTTCTCAGGTTCGGATGTGGGATACGATTATCTACAACTATCTGAAAAAGAGGAACATTGTGATTCCTCCCAAAGAACGTTCTGATAAAGACTCTAAGTATGCTGGTGCTTATGTTAAAGAACCTATTCCTGGAAAGTATGATTGGGTTGTATCTTTTGACCTTAACTCACTGTATCCTCACCTGATTATGCAGTACAATATTTCACCAGAAACTCTTCTGGATGAAAGGCATCCATCAGTGACTGTTGATAAGATTTTGAATCAGGAAATTACATTCGAGTTGTATAAGGATAAGGCAGTTTGTGCAAACGGAGCAATGTTCCGCAAGGATGTTCGTGGATTCCTTCCAGAGTTGATGGAAAAGATCTACAAAGATCGTACCATTTATAAAAAGAAAATGCTTGCTGCTAAACAGGAGTATGAAAAGAAAAAGACCAAAGAGTTGGAAAAAGAGATTGCAAGATGTAATAACATTCAAATGGCAAGGAAGATTCAACTTAATTCTGCTTATGGTGCCATTGGTAATCAGTATTTCCGATATTACAAACTAGCAAATGCTGAGGCAATTACCTTATCTGGTCAGGTTTCTATCCGTTGGATTGAGAATAAGGTAAATGCTTATATTAATAAAATTTTGAAAACTGATGGAGTTGATTATGTTATTGCTTCTGATACTGATTCCATTTATCTTAATATGGGTCCTTTGGTTGAAACTGTATACAAGGGAAGAGAGAAAACTACTCAAAGCGTTGTTTCGTTCCTTGATAAGGTCTGTAAGGTGGAATTTGAAAAGTATATTGAAAGTTGCTACCAAGAACTGGCTGAGTATGTAAATGCTTATGACCAGAAGATGCAGATGAAGCGAGAGAACATTGCTGAGCGTGGAATCTGGACTGCCAAGAAACGATACATTCTGAATGTCTGGGACAGTGAAGGTGTTCGTTATGATGAACCTAAACTGAAGATGATGGGTATTGAGGCAGTTAAGTCTTCTACCCCTGCTCCTTGTCGTAAGATGATTAAGGATGGACTCAAACTGATGATGAGTGGCACCGAAGAAGATGTAATTAACTTTATTGATAAGTGTCGTGAAGAGTTTAAAAGTCTTCCCCCAGAACAAATTGCTTTTCCAAGAACTGCTTCTGACGTTCGTAAGTATCACTCAGCATCAGATATCTACAACAAGGGGACACCTATTCATATTCGTGGAGCACTTCTTTTCAATCATTATATAAAGGAGAAAAAACTTACCAATAAGTATTCTCTTATTGCTAATGGTGAGAAGATTAAGTTTGTGTATTTGAAGAAACCTAATATTATACAAGAGAATATTATCTCATTCATTCAAGATTTTCCCAAAGAACTTGGTCTTGACAAATACATTGACTATGAACTACAATTTGAAAAGAGTTTTGTAGAACCGCTGAAATCTATCCTCGATTCTATTGGATGGAATGTGGAAAAAACTGTAAACCTTGAACTATTTTTTGCCTAATGGATTTGCCTATTAATGATGAAGAACTGAAAAAAATTGTAAATGCACTTGGTTTTGGAGGAGATTCTGCTTTATATCATAAAATGAAATTGGTAAAAGAACTCCGAGAACAAGGTTTACCTTATAAAAAAATACTTCGTGAAGAATACGGGATGGTGTGCTGATGGACTTTTTAAAAGAAATTGTAAAAGAAGTTGGTGGTGAGTATACTAAACTTGCCTCCGATATTGATGAGACTGAGACTTATGTTGATACAGGTTCATACATTTTTAATGCACTGGTTTCAGGTAGTGTATTTGGTGGTGTATCTGGGAATAAGATTACTGCTATTGCTGGAGAGTCTTCTACTGGAAAGACTTTTTTCTCTCTCGCCGTTGTTAAGAACTTTCTTGATACTCATGCCGATGGTTATTGTCTCTACTTTGACACTGAGGCTGCTATCACTAAATCTCTATTAGAATCTCGTGGAATTGATACTTCTCGTCTTGTGGTTGTCAATGTTGTTACTATTGAAGAGTTTCGTGGAAAAGCACTCAAGGCAGTAGATATTTACTTAAAAAAACCTGAAGGAGAACGCAAACCTTGTATGTTTGTGTTAGACTCTTTGGGAATGCTTTCCACCGAGAAAGAGATTACTGACGCACTAAATGATAAGCAAGTTCGTGATATGACTAAATCGCAACTTGTGAAAGGTGCTTTCCGTATGCTCACTCTTAAGTTGGGACAGGCAAACATTCCAATGATTGTAACCAACCATACTTATGATGTTATCGGTGCTTATGTTCCTACTAAGGAGATGGGCGGTGGCAGCGGTCTTAAGTATGCCGCTTCTACTATCATTTATCTCAGTAAGAAAAAGGAAAAGGATGGAACAGAAGTCATTGGAAACATTATCAAAGCAAAGACTGCTAAGTCGCGTTTAAGTAAGGAGAACCAAGACGTTGAAGTTCGTCTTTACTATGATGAACGTGGTCTTGATCGCTATTACGGTCTTCTTGAACTTGGCGAGCAGGCAGGAATGTGGAAGAACGTTGCAGGGCGTTATGAAATTAATGGTAAAAAACTTTATGCGAAGGAAATCCTGAAAAACCCAGACCAGTATTTTACCGAAGAAGTAATGCAGCAACTTGATGCTGCCGCGAAACAACAATTCTCTTATGGAACGAATTGAGACAACTATTCTCAGAAACCTGGTATTCAATGAAAATTATTCACGAAAGGTAATTCCTTTTATACAACCAAATTACTTTGAACAAAGAACTGAAAAAATAATCTTTCAAGAAATAGTAAATTTTATTGTCAAGTATGGTTCTGCTATTACTATTGAAGCACTCAATATTGAAGTAGAAAATCGTACTGATCTTTCTGACAGTGAAATTAAAGAGATTCGTGAAATTACAAAATCTCTAAATGATTTTCCTGTTGATGGGCAATGGTTGTTGGATACTACTGAGAAGTGGTGCCGTGATCGCGCTATATACTTGGCACTTATGGAATCAATCCATATTGCAGATGGTGAAGATGAAAAAAAGAACAGGGATGCAATTCCTTCAATTTTATCTAATGCCCTAGCAGTATCTTTTGATAACCATATTGGACATGATTATCTTCAAGATTATGAGGAACGATACGAGTCATATCATAGGAAAGAAAACCGTATTCCTTTTGATATCGAATACTTTAATAAAATTACAAAAGGTGGTCTTCCTAATAAGACTCTTAATATCGCTCTTGCTGGGACAGGTGTTGGTAAGTCTCTTTTCATGTGTCATATGGCTAGCGCCTGTGTGCTTAACGGACGTAATGTGCTTTACATTACAATGGAGATGGCAGAGGAGAAAATTGCTGAGCGTATTGATGCAAACCTTCTCAACGTTCCGATTCAGCAACTGGTAGATCTTCCTAGACAGACGTTTGAAACTAAGGTTACAAATATCTCAAAGAAGACACAAGGAACTTTAATTATCAAAGAGTATCCAACTGCTTCTGCTCATTCGGGACATTTTAAGGCACTTCTCAATGAACTTTCTCTCAAAAAGTCATTTAGACCTGATATTATTTTCATTGATTACCTTAATATTTGTGCTTCCAGCAGGTATAAGTCAAATCTTTCTGTCAATTCATATTCATATATTAAAGCAATTGCTGAGGAACTTCGCGGTTTGGCGGTGGAATTCAATGTTCCCATTGTCTCTGCTACCCAGACTACCCGCAGTGGTTATGGCAACTCTGATGTTGAACTTACTGATACTTCAGAGTCCTTTGGTCTTCCTGCTACTGCTGATCTTATGTTTGCCCTTATTAGCACTGAAGAGTTGGAGGGGTTGGGACAGATTATGGTGAAGCAATTGAAGAATCGATACAATGATCCCACTATCTACAAGCGTTTTATTGTGGGTATTGACCGTGCTAAAATGAGACTGTACGATTGTGAGCAGTCCGCACAAAAAGACATACTTGACTCTGGAAACGAAGACGAGTATAATGATTACGAAGACAAGAAACCTAAAAAGTCGTTTGAAGGATTTAAATTTTAATGACTATTTCAATCAATAAAAAAACACTAGAAAACGGATATACCGAATACACTATGACTGAAACTGCTAAACACGTTAATTTTGATAAGTATGCTGAGTTTGTCGATGCCGTAACTTCTGATGCATCGAAGGACTTTCTTGCCCTCTCCGATCGTCTAGTTGCTCTTGATGAAAAGGGTGCTAATATTGAACGACTCCTGACTGCTGCTGTTGGTATCAATGCTGAAGGTGGGGAGTTTATGGAAATCGTCAAGAAAATGATCTTCCAGGGTAAACCATTCAATGAAGATAATCGAGAGCATATGATTATTGAACTGGGTGATATTATGTGGTATGTTGCTCAGGCATGTATGGCACTGGATACTACTCTCGATGATGTAGTTGCTCGCAATGTTCAAAAACTTCTGAAGCGTTATCCTGAGGGTGCTTTTGATGTTTATTTCTCTGAGAACCGCGCTGCTGACGATCGATGAAAAAAGTTATTCTCAAAATGGATTTTGGAACTGCCAATGCTGTGCGAGAGGCAGTTTATCAAGCTCAACAAGGATATAGTAAAGAATATCCTCCAATCAGGATTGTAAATCTTAGAGAAGTTATGCAAATTCTTGATGATCAAATTGAGGATATTGATGTCATTGACTAAATAAATGACCCTTCGGGGTTTTCTGGGGAATTAGCACAGTTGGTAGTGCGCCTGATTTGCATTCAGGAGGTCAGGAGTTCGAATCTCCTATTCTCCACTTTGCCCAAATGGCGGAATTGGTAGACGCGCAGGGTTTAGGTTCCTGTAGAAATATCTGTGGAGGTTCAAGTCCTCTTTTGGGCACTAAATATTTCAAAAATGGCAAGTTCTGGTATTATAAACTTCCAGAGAAACTGGCAAGGAAGTGATCACCAAACTACTGTAAAAAAGACCGTTAGTGTCTTTGCTAAGAATGATTCTGGTTCTTTTCAAGCAGCAGGTGCTTTATCACCAGGAACAGAGGTCACTTATATTGATTCATTAACTGAGAATCATTTGAGAGCAGCATTCAGAACTGCTGACGGTGAAGTTTATTATGGAAATGTAGATTATTTTGTTAAACCAAATTCTGCACAGGCACAGTCAATAAGATTGAGTCCATCAAGTTTCGGATTAGCAAATCAAACATTTTTTTCAAGTGTTGACTATTATAATACTATAATTTCTGCACTGAATTCCAGAAATGATATTCCGGGAGAATTGTTTGATTATCTTTATGAATTGTTAGATTATGCTTATGAAGGTTATGGTAATTATAGTGGTATAAAAATGGATAATTTTCCTTGGGGTCCATTGCAAAATTCTTTTGGAGAAGTGATTGGGGCACTAGCTTGTGCTAGAAACAGAGATGGTATATTGAGTGGAATAGTAAATACTGCTGGTTTGGGTGGAGCATCGATTTATATGTCTCCTGGTAGTGGAACATTGTATGACTATAAATTAATAGTTGGTAATGATGAATATTTGATATCTGCTAAGTCTGCAAGAGGTGTTTCTAACCAGGTTAAACCTCAATTCGTTATTCCTTATATTACAGAATATAATTTAACTTCAACGACTGAGTATAGAGTTCTTCAATCACTGGCAGATGAGAGAGGTAGAAAGGCCACAGTACACGGTCCTTTTTACACTTGGAGAATTATTCAAAGTAACAATGAGATAACCGATGCTTGTATTGCTGATATAAACGCAAATTATACAAGTGGACCACAATCAAATAAAAAGATATCTGATCCTTCTATTTGGCAGAATTTTGTGAATATACATATTCCTTCTAAAAAAAGTAAATTAAATATAAAAAATGTTACCTATGGTGAAATTAGATATCAATGTGAACAATCTATTGAAAGTTGGTCAAAGAGTGGAACCCAAAATAGGGTCTTGAAAGAAATATTTGAAGTTTTTTTGAACAAATCTAGAGTAATTTATGCTAAACTGGATTTGAACAGGACAACTGGAAGACCAACATTTACCGCCTCTGTTGGTGGTGGGACATCTTTGGTAAGAAATCTTTATTTAAGAACATCTAACTATGCTACAAGAACGGAAGATAGAATTGGTTTCCAGGTAAGTTAAATGAATAATCAACTCAAACCATTAATTAAAAATTTCAAAGGTAAAGATTTTAAAGACTTTGCTTTATATGTTTACTCTACATTGCAAAAAGAAATTGATTCAAAGAAGAAAAAACAGGACAAAGATAAATATATAAAGATTAGACAAAGTGTCTTAAACTACATTATTGCAAACGAACGAGCAATATCAGTTGAACTTAATAAGAAAAGTAAGTAATGAAAAATTTTTTCCAGTTTTTAACCGAAACAACTGCTACCCAACAAGCAGCAAGACTTGGGTTGCAGGGGGATGGTCATGGTGGTTGGTATAAGGATGGGGAGTTTGTTGCAAAGACTGAAAAAGGTAGATTAAAATTTTATAATAAGCGTCAAGGAGTTGGTAAAGATCCTGCTCAGACAGAGACTGAAAAGAATATCTCAGATCCAAATTTTGTAGATCCTGCATTACAGCAACAGCAGGCACCTGCTCCTCAACCAGTTGCTCAAGAAGCACCACCTGTTAATTTCCTTCCTGTTGAAAAAACAAAGGGAACATTAACAATTGCATTTGGTCGTTTCAATCCTCCACATCTGGGACATCTTCAACTGATGGATACTGCTGCTGCATCGGCAGAACAGGAAGGTAGTGATTATATGATTGTTCCTTCTCGTAGTCAGGATAAGAAAAAGAATCCACTTGATCCTGATACGAAAGTGTCACTTATGAGATCTATGTTTCCTCAACATAGTGAAAGGATTATGAATGATGCAAGCACTAGAACTATCTTTGATGTTCTGAAAAAAGCACATAATGATGGATATACGAATGTAAGAATCGTTGGTGGTGCTGATAGAGTAAATGAATTCAATAAACTTGCTAACAATTACAATGGCAATCTTTATGCCTTTGATAATATTGAGGTAGTTTCTGCTGGTGATCGTGACCCTGATTCTGAAGGTGTGGAAGGTCTTTCTGCATCAAGAATGAGACTTGCTGCTGCGGAAGGAGACTTTAAAACATTCCGTCTAGGAATGCCACCAGAGATGAGACCAAAAGATGCGAGAGCAGTTTTTGATACTGTTCGTGCCGCAATGGGTATTCAAGATCAAGTTGCAGAAGTTTGGGAGATTGCTCCTAAGTTTGATCAAAGAACTCTTCGTGAAAATTATTTGAGCGAGGCAATCTTTAAGATTGGTCAGTTGGTAGAGAACCTCAATACTGGTTTGATTGGAAGAATCATTCGTAGAGGAACCAACTATTTGATCTGTGTTACAGAAGATCATATTATGTTCAAGTCTTGGATTAAGGATGTAATGGAAGCAAAACTTACAAGCAGAAGTGGAGTTACCGCTAATCAAAGACTTGTTGGTACAGATGCTTATAGAAAATATGTTGAAAGTATGGTTCCTGGACGCCTATCAGGAAGAGAATTCATAAATAAGTATAGAAAAAGTAAGTAATCAATCTTTCTCCA